CATCGTAACTGATGGCAAGGATGGCCTTCGTTGAGGCAACCAGTGAGCCCGTCGAAGACGCAGCAGCCGTACCAGCATTCGATTTGTCCGTCAGGTACTTCAGCGTCGCCGCACCATCAAGGATACCAAAGGCAGCCACGTTGGCAGCCGCAGTCGTCCACAGATCTTCCGGGTTCGTAGTAGCGGTCAGATCCGACAGGCCGAATTGGAGAGCGTTGTCCGTCACGTCGTTCGTTTGAACCGAGACTTCCATGAAGAACTTCTTGCCCGCCGTGATCGACACAGACTTCGGCAGGTAGATCGCAGCACCTTCCGACGCAGTCGCCGAAACAATGCTGATCACACCCTGCATACCAGCAACGCGGGTAGCGTATTGGATAACAGTCGCATCGGTATCAACAACAGCAGCCGCCCAACCAGTGGGGACGTTCGAAGTCGTCAGTTGACTGAAGTCATCGAAGAAAATCGTATGTTCCGCCGAATCAACCATGCCGAGGCCGCTACGATATCCGTAGGTCTTGCCAACAGGGGCGTGGACGATGGGGGAGGGAAAACCAACACCATTCTGAGCCATAACTATCTCCTATCTGAGTTAAGGATTAATAATCTGGGAAATACAATCTTGCAGTCGACCATCAAATGTCTTCGGACCTGTATGGGTCAGATTGATCTTCGGATCGACATATGTTGGAAAGCCTTGCTTGAAAGCTTCCTGAAAGAACCAAATATCCTCCCCTTGGGACTTCATAACTACTTCACCCTCGTACATTTCCTCCGTTGGGACATAGTCCATCTGGAAGTACGCACGTAGTGGTGTGGGATAGGCTTTGGATCTGTACTGCAGCACCTTCATCTTCTCAAAGACTTGGCGCTGTATTGCTACGAAACCCATCCCCGTACCGTTCACCTTGATCAGCCCATGCTCGTTATAACCTTCTCCGAGGTGGTTGACAAAGAATGTCGGGGGGTCTGTGCGACTGGGATACACTCCAGCCACGATGGGGTACAGCGAAGACCATGCGGCTAGCCTAGCAAACGCCTCAAACTCGAAGCCAACATCAGCATCGATCCAGACCATTGTGTCGCAGTCTGACTGGTTGAGAAACTTGTAGACCAACTCATTTCGAACATTGTGGATGAGAGCACCGCCCTTGATGATCGCGAACGAGTGCGCCACCCCCATACTACTAAGTTTTGTAGAGACTCCGAGCAGACTCATCTGCGTTTCAACTCGGATTTCGCCTTCATAGGCTGGGATGGCAAAACAATATGATTGTTTCGACAAATCAAACTGCACAGAGACTCCTCTAGTAGAAAAAAGAGACCAACCTAGCGACAGAGGGTCCATGTTTCAGGACCATGTGCTAGGCCGGTCTCAAACTACAGTCTTACGCACCCGGCGAGCCAAAGAGGCCACGCTGATCAGTTGCACCGAACGAGTAACGGGCACGAGCCTTGAAGCGCGCGTTTTCCGTATCCCAGTCGTTTTCAGTCGTGAACTCATCTCCGTTACGCTCGAAGTGTTTCATTCCATGCGGCGAATTCGTACGAATAAACCACGCATCGCTATCCGTCAGGTAATCATTGACGACGATGTCTTGGAACATACCCAGATCTTTAAGAGCGTTGGTATCGTTGTTGGCAGTAGCCACACGACCCACCGATTTCAGAATCCGTTGGGCTTCGAAGCGCAGTTGCGGGGGAACAATCAGCTTCTCGGCTTTGATACCGACAAGCATACCACGATCATTTTCCAGCAACGAGATGTCGATCGAGGCTTGCTCAAGCGACGCTTCAGACAGGTCCGCAGCCGTGGCAAGTTCGTTGGCCCACGTACCACCAGCCACGTTGACGTGGGCGGTAGACAGCAGTTCAACGCCATCGGCGTAGGTGTACGAGCTGTTGAAAGCCCGGTTGTAGATGTTAGAGGCCACGATCTCTTTGGTTTGACGCATCGAGAACGCAAGACCTTGCGCACGCCGCTGAGCAACCACATCGTACAGGTCGTCGTCAACCATCTCACGGGTGATGATAAACCCGAGAGCGTAGACAACGTGCCGGTAACGCTGCGTGAAGCCCTGACGTTCGCTGTCGAACGACACAGGCGCGCCTTCACCTTTTTCGACCGCAAGGCCGAACGAGGAGATACCAACATCTTCTTCGTAGTTACGACGCGAACTGAACGTGTCGAACAGCATCTTCCACTGTTCGGGTTTTTCCGCGTACGATTTGCCGTACCATGCATTGACGCCAGGGAATAGTGCCTTGGCGAATGAGGAGGTATTCATAGTCATTTTCTAGTCTCCTTTTAGACGCCAGCCGAGCCAGTGCCCGTCGCCAGTTCATGCGCATTGATCTTAACGAGCCAACGCGTGTATGCTTGTCCAGCTGTCACCAACTCGTTATCAGCACGCTGAACCACGCCCAGAAGCTTAAGCTCAAGGGTAGCGGTCGTCGAGGCCGAGCTAGAGTCGATTTGCATTCCGGACGCGCCAGTGAGGGTATCGCCACCCGACGTGCTGATCATCGACGCATTGAGGCCGATAGATGCAACAGCGATCGGCGTGGTGTCACCGTCTTCTTGCGCTTCAAAAATGAGGTCTTGTGCGTCAGCAACGTACACAATCCTACGGGTAGACGCCGCACGCCTTTGGGGGCTGGGGGTATCAAGAGCCGTCGGATCGGGTTCGAAACCAACAACTACGCCACGCATGACGTTGGTGGCAGCCGCACGGGTAACGGTCGGAAGACCGGTCGTGAGGTCACCAGCGCCGTCAGTCTTGACGAGGTCGCCAACGTAGATGGCAGTAGCGTCAGCCGCCACGACCACATACTTGTTGAACGCGCCGTTATACGGGCTTCCGTTCAGGTGCTTGACCGGACGGAAACCGTTGACGCGGTTTGTATTAGCCATTAGAGAAACTCCTAGTGGATGGGTACTTCAATTCCTCCGCTGGCCTTGTAGGTGTTACCTGTTCTCGTTTTCAATAGAGATGGTCCCATAAGAGCCTTCGACAGGAGGTCGTTTCAAGGCTTCCTCGGTCTTGCGAACATGCGCCTGCTTTGCCACTTGGTCCTGCTCGTACAGATCACGGTCGATTTCCATCAGGTAGGCTTTTTGCCCACCGCCGACACTGCGCTGCTCGAACGATCCCTCGGGAGAGGTATTGTCCACTCGACTATCCTTGAGGGAGTTTTTCGACGATTCAACGTGCGTATAGCCCCCTTCTTTAAATGCGGCGATTCTGTCTCCAGTACCGTCATAGTCAACCACCCAGCGTTGCACTTTATTCGGATTACCTTGGGTAATCTTCATGCGATTGCGCAAACCAACTGGTTGGCGAACTGGCCTGCCACTCGGGGCCTTGGAAATAGCTTCCTTGCTCATTATTTGACTCCTTTGACTTTCTTAAGGTCTCTCAGGTACTCCTCTCGGGTAATCGGTGCTCCAGATTTCAGGAACCGTTCCATAAATGCAGTCTCCTCGGAGGATAGCCAATCCAGCGCCTCTCCCGATTTACCTTTTTTGGAACTCCCGCCTTCAACACGCGGGGCCGAATCTCTATTGGGGTTGCGAAACTTTTGGGGGAACGCACCCTTGACTTTCTTCTCCACCGTTTCCAGAATCTCCGTCGGGTTCACTCCTTGAGCAAGGAGCTTGTTCCCTAGGCCATCTGCAAACGCCGTCATGTCTTCGTCTTTCTCATACCAGTCGTTACGCTGCTTCCACGACACCAACTCTTGGTTGGTCTGGGGATCGGCAGTCTTCGGTTCCGCTTTAGGAGCCTCAGCTTTCTTTTCTTCGATCTGGTCACGAAGGTCTTCTGCTCTAACGAGATCGCCTTCTTCAAGAGCCTGCTTACGTTCAGCTTTCAGTTCGGCTACCGCACGATCGTAGGCCGCTTTTTCGACCTTTTCGTAGTGCGACCGAAGCATGTCTGTTGCACGCTCCAGCTTCTTGATAGTCTTGTGCTGTTCATCAATCTTGTCGTAGAGAGGCTTGTCCGCCATAAACTTTTCAGCAGTCTTCCACTGCTTGCCGGGCCGGGCCTCGAATTCAGTTTCAGGCCTCCAACCATGCTTTATAGCTTCTTGCTCAATCTCTGTATATTCCGGAGCCTCAGACTGAGGATCTTCTTTCTTCTCCGGGTCGACGCCCTCTGGCATCGTAATCTTAATGTCTTCTGACATTACATACCTCCAAGAACAGCAACAACGTCTTCGTCATTCAGAACAATGTACCGTTCCGATGTCTCCGGATCTTCGATCAGTTTCCCAGCGTATTTGGCAAACGTGATGGTATCACCCACCTCGCACCACGGTTGGAAGCCTTCGAGAGTACCGTTACAGTTGATTTAGAACTGCTTAAAAGCATCTGCACCTACTGCAACTACGGTGCCTCTATCGAGACCTACTTCCCTACGCTTTGAATCTTCAGTATCCGCGAACACCAGTCCAGCTGCGGCTGCAGCTTTGTACCTTGGATCTGCGTCTTCAAGCTTTTGTACCTTCACGAGCACTCGATGCCCGACAACCCTAATCGCCATAGAATTCTGCCTCCAGAAAGTCTTGACATGCACGGATGTAGCCCCTACGGACTGCATCCTCTACCGAGTCAGCCCCGGCTGATGCTACGAGTTCTTGCGTTACGTCTTCGATCCGCTCTTCGATTGCTTTGAAGAAGACTTGCGTGACGTGCTGGCTTTTCCAGTCGAGGAACTCGATGCGGCTTGTTTCTTCTGCTGTTGTAATTTAAGGTCTCCCTGTTCTTTTGTTTGTTGCAACTTCTGCTGGTTCTCAGCTTGTGAAGTCTGCAGTTTCATCATGGAGTCTGCCATGTTGACTTTCTGGTTCTGGACGGCTCCAGCGGTCTTAAGCTGAATCATCGTGGCCTCATGCTCTTGCTTCTGAGCCATCGACTGTTGTTCCATTGCCAGTTTCGCTTGCTCACTCGACATCTCCATCTGGTGCTTTTCCTGCGCCATCTGCATCTGTTGAGCACCCTTCTTCTCCTCGATCTCTGCTTTCTTCTGCATCTCTTGGAGTTTAGGATCTTGTTTGGGTTGCGGAGGAGTGGGTTGTCCCGACTCAGCCATACCCGGAATAAGTTCTTGCCAGTCGGGTTGTTCCTGCGCTTGGAGCACCCGCATGAGAACCTTCGCTGGATCGAGCATCCCAGACGGCAGCAATTCCATCAAGGCCTGTGCCTTAAGCAGCTTCTCTTGCTGCGTGGTTGCCACCGGGTCTGCAGTCGGACAGATATCGTAGGATTTGTCTTGGAAATCCTCCGGTCCGACCGGCTCATCCAGTACCGCAGTATATGTCTGCGGGTTTAAGTACATGCCGTTAAGCTTGTACACTTTCTTGAATTCTTTCTGCATCGCACGGTAGACCCGTTTGTAGATAGCAGTAAAGACCTTCATGCCTTGCTCGATAGAGGCCATCGTTGTGGTAGCCGGGGTGTTCTGTCCCGGCATCTTGCCCACGAAGATTTCCGCTACCGAGGCCAACTCCTTGCCCGATGTTACGAGCATCCCCAACAGTTGGAACAGAACCGTGGAGGGTTCCTTAGTTGGCAAAGGAACGATCTGTTTGCGCAGATCGTCACCGGTTCCATTCACAGCCTTCCACTCACCCGGTTGGAGTGCGTGGTCGCCCATCTTCAGCTTCAGTCCCTTACCGATAAATCCAGATTGTAGATTGGAGATAGTTCCGGCATCAACCAACTGGTTAACCAGAGTGTTGACGGCCTCATTAATAGGACCAAGCAGATGACCGAAACCAAGATCATAGAAACTACCGTCAGGATTCGGAATAAATCCATACTTCGTGTAGTAGTCAATGTGCTTCGTAACTTTAACAACATCTCTACCCTCCATGACCAGATCTTCCGGAGTAAAGTTCGGAGAGATGCGGAGAATCTTACCAGAATCATAGTGGAAGGTGACGATATAGGGTTCTTCAACTCCATCATCATCCAAATCCTCCCAACGATGCTGCTCAATCAGTTTAAACGGAGTCGCTTTGTCCTGTTGCGGAGGCCCAGCCTTGCCGGGATCACTAACCAGTGGCACACTTGGCTTTCCAAGGTCCACTTCAAGGAAATGACCCATGCGTTGACGTTGCTTGAGCACGCGTTCCGGCATAAAGATGATTTCTGAGGTCCGCTCAGCGTCTTCGAGATCCGTAGTGTAGTAGTCAACCACGAAATTCTCTGGATAGACCAGTTTGGAGACGACTTTGTCCTCTTCCCGGCTGAAATATGACTTCTTGATCAGGATTCCACACACTGGAAGCATGATGAAGAGCCTATCCATGTCCGAATCCCACGTTTCCATGTCATACATGAACTGCCATGACATGTAAGTGGCCACTCTTTCGGCCTTTTGGGCCTTCTTTTGGCCCGGATCTTTGCCCAACACGCGAGTTTTGACCAGTTTCCCATCTCCGGGTACCAAAGTTGGATACGCACGAGCGTTAAACTGGAGGGAAGCAGTAGAAATCAGCGGATACTTGACGTTCGAAGCGTCTGGCCACGGGAAAGACTTCTGCTCCCGGACCTGCATAGCAAGATCCAGCCAGTCTTTGGTGTCCATCAGCCAAGCTTTGCGCGACATCTCGTCGGAGTCAAAGTCTTTCTTGGCGTCCATACCGAGTTTCTTGAGCTTCTCCTCGTCCAACTCTTCAGCGATGTTGGTATCGAGGGCAGCCACCATGATCTCAGTATCCGGTTGTTCGGTTTCTTCCTGCGAAGGGTAGGCCGCTTGCTCTGAATTCATCTCGGAATGCATCATCTTCTATTTCGTCCTTGGTTGGGGCCTCTATCATCTTGTCGAGAAGAGTTCCCATATATGCCCATGAGTCAACTTGGTCATCCTTCATGCCACGAGGGAACTTCAGTAGTTCATCCTCGAAGGCTGGATACCAGTCAGCCGACTTGTTGAATTTGCAGGTTCTGGCACGCATCCGAGCTTGGATATTTCTCGCTCGCTGCGGCTTATCTTTCCCTTGGTGTGCGATCTCAACGATGTTTAGGTATGTGTCCTGTCTGATCATCTCTTCCCTGAGGAAGGGACCAATGGCCTGAGACACCATCATCTTCTCGATTCCGAAGGCTTCCGGTTCGTAGGTACGTTGCAGAGCCAGCAACAGGTCCACGATCTCCTTGGCATCCAGTCGATCTCGGATCACCTGTAGCAGGTGGATGGTCCTGCTCTCATCTACTCCCGCCACGCAAAAGACAGAATAGTCAGCACGGGCTTCTTGGGAGATGGCCAAGTCCACAGAAACGTAATAGTGAAATTGCTTCTTCTCGTCTCCCTCCACCATGGGGAGGAAGTCATTCCGCTTGAAATATGCCGTCGTTTCGTCGATCGGGTTGTTCAAGTACTCTTGGTTGTAGAGATCCAGAGTGCCTGCACCGGCAAACTCTGCATACATCTCCTTCCAGTGTTCTTTGGGGTATCTCGTCGGCCATAGAAACTGACTCATGTCAGCATTGTGGGCCTTATACTTGATACCCCGCCACATCTGCTTCTTAGGATGGATCGAGTAGACCTTCAACCCGGTATCCACGGTATACTTGTCATATGCCGCTGGCATCAGATTCTCTAGAAGGGCATCCATGTGTAGGATCGTACCCCAGTAGCGAATCTTCCCCTTTCGGGAGAGCATCGGGATCAAAGCAGCTCTAAACCAACGCTTGAGCTTTTCCCTACGCTCCTTATTCATCACCAGTTCGTCGTTCTCCAAGTCATCAATCAGGATCAGGTCAGGCCTTAGGCCATTCCACAACAAACCCCGTAACGACTGTTGGGCCCCCTTAGCCGCAATCCGGAAGGTAGCCCCATCGGTGAACTCTACGATGATGTCGGATTCAGTAGTCTTAAGAAACTCTACCTTACCCTTTTCGTTCTTCTTGATTCCAAACAATTCGATTAAGTCTTCGTTCGTCGAGAGGGCCTGAGCCATCGCCGAGACAAACATGGTTGCCTGTGTTTCGGTATCGGAGACAACCAAGACATATCTCGAAGTCCGGAAGAGTACTTCCGCTAAGCCATATGCAAATGTTCCTGCCGTGCTCTTGGCATGTCCCCGAGGGGCGGCAATCGCTATAAAACGGTGAGGGGAACAGGCTTCTTTCCATAGCTCGTGATGAAACTCGGGACTCTCTGTCGCCTCATCGAAGCCATTGGACAGTACCGAGTTGACAAATCCAGAGACAATCTCTGCTGTTAGCACTTGACTGCTTCAAGGGCAAAGTAGTAGGTCTCAGCCTTGTACTCAGAGAATAGGATCCGAAAGTCTCGCTGCCAGTATCTACGAAAGTCCGTCATCGCGGTCTTCCCAATCTGGGCTGTGTACATGTCCTGAGACAGGAACACTAGCGAACCGTGGCTGAGGACTCGTGTATGAGAAGGATCACCCCATGCCCACACAGAGTCAAACTTCGGAACCGAAGCACAAAGAACTCCACCGGGTTTTAGGATCCGGTGAAGTTCTCCAAACTGATCGAAAAAGAATTTCCAGTCTCCCTGCTTCCCAGTGTGCTCCAGTACCTCATAAGCATGGACCTCGTCGAACGAGTCATCTACAAACGGGTACGGGAAGACCTCTAGGTCGTGGAGGACATCCGGCTTACAGTCTGGATCGAAATCCAGCGTAGTCAGGTCAGTCCAATCTGGGGTACTCAGCGACAGTTGCTTGATACGCCGGTTACCACAGCCAATCAGCAGTTCAGACATAGCACTCCTTCTCAGGAAAGTTGGTGAGTGGGGTAACTAGTCCCATTACTCGCTCACCACGAGGACTTCAAGAGATCGATGTAGAGCGGCGCAGCCGCCCCCGAAAGTCAAGATATGTTTAGGATGGCATTACCCGATCTCGAAGCCAGAATAGAGCAGAGAAGAGATCAGGGTACAACATACTCTCTGTTTGGCCATCCTTGGTGAAGGATACTAAATACTGCCCTTCAGACAGTATCAAGTTGGCCGCCCATGTCATTTTTGTTCCGTGGGCGTTTCTTTTACGGGGTTACGGAAGATCCGGTCGTAGTTAGCTTTATAAGCTTCCGACGGGACCTTCGTTTGTTGTTTTTGGCCGGTGTGTTCGTTCTTAGAGACCATTCTTTTTCAGAGCCTCATGAATGTGTTTGATTTGGTCATTGATGGGGATCGCTAGAGACACACCACCACCACCCCTTGTCAGGATGCCGATCAGTTGTCCATCCATATCAAAGACCGGACCACCAGAATTTCCCGGACCAGCAAGAGCATCAGTCTGGATAAAAGTACCCACAGAAAGCTGACGCCCGACGAAGCTGACTACTCCGATAGTAAAACTATAGGTCAGTTCTCCGAAGGTATTGCCTACAATTGCTAACTGGTCACCTACGGCGACCATGTCGCTATCGCCCAGCACAGCTACGGCAGGAGCCTCACCATCGATGATCTCCAGTAGAGCTACGTCTCTAGCTTCTTCATTCTTCTCAGTAGAGATGGACTCAGAGACAAGAATCTTGGCAAATACCAGCTTTCCATTAGAAAGTCTGAGTTTAACATTGCCATCTGTAAGTGCTACTCCTCGCTGGAGAGATATGCTCTTAGCGGCCTCGGTGCAGTGTCCTGCGGTAATCACCCGGGTTTTGCTAACAGCTACCCCTGAACAGTATGTGGTGTCTTCTTTTGTCTCCCCTGTATCCAGATCATATAAGGTTGCCACCATCTCCACATTAGTGGGGACGACTTGTTTGGCTAATGATCTATAGCTTGGTACTGTGGTACATGCGGTCAAAACAACGGCCATCATAGCCAAAAAGACTTTCTTCATACTGCTCCCAACCCGGCATTACCGGCTCTGTCTGGTTTTCCTTTGTGCTTCTTTTCGAAGGTTGTAGTCAGCCGAGGTTACCTGAAGGTTACTCCGGCTATTGGTCCCCCCGTTCAGAATGGCACGCTTATGGTCTACGTGCTGGGAGGCAGGTAGGTCACCAGTGGACTTCTCCACCAGTCTACGAGCTTGAATTCGTTGTACCCGGTCCTTGAGGCGATGCTTGGCCTTGGTCTTCTCCCAATTGGCCTCTTTCTTGTAATCACGGCGACCATTGGTCATGAAGGGCATTACATTACCTCTATCGAGTGAAACAGCTTATTGAGATACTTGGAGTATCGCAGCCTCCAGCGGAATGTACCTACCGCGAGGATGAACCCCCAGCTAGACGGATCGTTCTTGGGATAGAGGTTCAGACCCGGACGGATCTTCTCCCCCTCCGCTCTGCGGTAGATCATCTAGGACCTCGTCTTCTGGAGAGGCATCCGCTTCTTCGGGCTGATACCCAATTTCTTGCGGTTGTACTTCTTCATGTTCCGTGAAAGCGACATCGATAACCTCTTTCTTCTTTTGGGTCCCCGCCATCTTGGCGAAGGCTTCAGCTAGTTGCGTGAGCCGATCATGGACGGCCAGCTGAGCAGCTTCGTCAGACGGAGAATTTTGGAGCTTAAGAGCACGATCTTGGAAGGACACAGCCACTTGGTGGGCATCCCGCATACTGACCGGCTTATTAACGATTTCCCCAGTTTTCTGAATAACGACTGGTTCGCCGTTCTCCAGCCGATCGAGAGTCTCGGTCATGGCCTTGTCGGCGATCTTCTGCATCTTGGCTGAGAGAGCTAGGTGACCCTCGGTACGGATCTCCTGCGACAGTTCAGCCCACCACTTCGAGTGTCTCCAGACCTTCAGAGTGTCGTAGGGAATGTTCATGCTGGTGGAGACCTGAGACAGGTTCCCGGTGACGAGCCACAGCTTCAGCGCATCCTGCTTAACCGAGTCAGGATACCAACCACTCCTCACCCCTCTGGAAGAGGGGGATGGTAGCTTCGAAGTCTTAGGATCGTCAGAAAGCATGTGTTCTCTCGAAGAAGGAATGTCTTTAGTCATGTCTAGGACCTCTAGACGTACTGGGCCGTATTGATTTTTAATTTGTTCTTGGTAGGTAGTGGTAGTAGGTAGTCTACATTTAACACTCCCTATACTCAATCTATACCAGAAAAAAAGGTAAATTCAGGGTATTTCTATATACCGTGTATATGGTATAGACCTTTATAATGAGAAGTACCTCAGATTTTGTGAATGTGGCTTACATCATTCCCCACTCTTTCATCTTTTCCCCCCACCCCCCCTAAGATTAGAGACATGTGGTTAT